GATTACGGCCCATAGGAGTTCCTATGAACATCGCTTGGCCCTTCTGGTCAGCTAGGGCAGGCCTAAGGATGGTTTCCCATACACTAGGCTTCATATCCGCATATTCGTCCATGACAAGGAACTTAAGGGATACACCACGCATTGTTTCTGGACGGTCAGCACCTTTAAGACTAATGGTAGCACCGTTGACCAGTTTGATTGTCAGGTTGTTAATGTGGCTACCTGTAATAACTGGGTTACCCAAGTCCATCAAGGTGTTCCACATGATGTCTCGTGCTTGCCCTTGGGTAGGAGCAACGTAGAAGACGTGTCCTCGCTCAGTCTGTAGGGCGTTGATAATAAGCATCCATGCCGCTAGTCTTGATTTACCAGTACGACGACCTGCGGCAATGACTTTGAACCGCACAGGGTCACTAAAGACATCCTGTTGCCACGGGAGGAGTTCTACGTTAAGTTCAGTCGACATTAATATCGCTAAAGTCTTTATCTAATGCATTGACTAAAGGAACAGAGCTTGCTCCGCCTTGTTGCGAGCGAGTTGAAGCAAAACGATCTGCAATTCTGTAATTGTCTTTAACACCTGCTTTACCAAAACGAGGAAAAGATTGTTTTGTTTCTTTTTCATAAGCGTCAACAAACTTTAAAATATCGTCTTGATTAATGTCTCCAGTTTCTAAATTTCCTAGAAACGTAGGATTTCCTTCTTTGTCCCACCAAATAGAAGGAACGACCATAACCTGTCCATCAGGACTGTCAATTGTAATTAAATATTCTGTTGAGGGGCCACCTAAACCAATATCTTTTGGTTCATGAATAGAGGGATCAAATGGAACAAAATCAGCCATTGGCCTTAGCCTCCTTCATAATGTCGACAAGCTCTTTGCTACGACGACCGACTTGATTGTACCACTTGCTGTTGACCATCTCATTAGCGGCCATTAGGTAGTTACCTTCGTTGACGTAACGTAGCATATTCTTGAACTTTGCTAGACGATTACGACCAAGGTTGAACGCCATGTTCACAAGAACCCTTTGGGCATCTGGAGCTTGCCCTGCAAAGTTTAAGACAAGAGTACAGGCATCAGTGTAAGCAACATCACAGTCCTTACGGAAGACATCAAGGATTCTTTCGTCAGTCACTGGTGTCCCGACAGGCCAAGTGTACTCCATGTCTTCTTCGGTAACCATATGGCCAATACCAAAGGTAGGGTATCCTTCAGAACATAAGTAGATCTCAGTGACGTAACCTTCGTGACGAACTAAGTCTTCTTTGACAATTTCGATTAGTTCATCCTTCGTCATCAATCCCCCTAAACTCGTCTTCGACAAGTTCTGCATCTATAATGTCTTCTTCAGTGGAAACCTTAGGGTCACCAATGCCACTAATGGTAATCGACACTGCAGGACGACCACCACTAGCATTATCTTTCTCAAAGTAACTCACAGGCAACATACGATCCATTAAGAGTTTCCAAGCCGCCGCTTGGTTTTTATGGTCATCGTTTAGTGCCGCATCAAGAATGCTATCTAAGACCTTCTTGGACTTAGGTGAAGCCAACATCCTAGCTTTATATTCATTGATGATTGCGGTGTCGCCCGGAGGTCGACCAACCTTGTTCCTTTTTGTTGGTTTTTTTGATTCGACATCTTGTTTTCTAGGTCGACCAATCTTTTTACCACTAGGGCTTAAGGTTTCTTTGTAATCTGACACAAGTATTTTCCTTCTTAAGTGTTATGAGGGTACTTGATTGTAAAACATAACGACTAATTCTTAACGAATCACTCAATAGTTGCTCATTGGTACTTAATATAACTATATTATACCATAAAAATAACCAAAAGTCAAGAGATATACTTAAGATTCCTTAGGATGCCCCAAGTTTACCCTTTTGTCAACCCTTCAGAGTCACTTTTATTCATTTAATTTAACTATGGATATCAAATAATTACCTTAGTGTGACCAATGTGTTTCTTTTAGTCATTTTTTAGGTATTTCTTAGGGGTTTCCTGAGGGTTTCCTTAGCAAGTCTGGGCGGGTACACTTAAATATCAATAGAACATTAGGCACCCCCCGCCCCCTTAGGACACCCTAGCCTACTTATCCACAGGAAACACACAGGAAACACACAGGTAATCCACAAGTGATCCACAGTGTGCATAAGTTATCCACAAGTGGACAACCTGTGGGTAACTCAAGGGTATCCACAGGGTGTACACAAAAGGACACACAGGTTATCCACAGGGTTCTTGAGGGTGCAAGTGTGTGAGCCTAAGAAGTACCCTCAGGAGCCACCCAAGCCACACCCAAGAACCACCCAAGTGTTACCAAGCCACACTACACAGGTGTTACCAAAGCACCCAAGTGTTACCAATAGAGACTAGACTAATGTCTAATGGTAATCCTGAAAGCCAGTAATGACGAGGGTTTCCAAAGTTGGCACGGTGTCTGCATATACTACGGAAACACACAAACAAACGAGGAACACAACATGACTACTTGGACAACATTTGAGACTATCGACGAGTCACAGAACTGGAATGAGTTCTACATTGATCGCTTAGGCGTTCATCAGTACCGTCAGGACGAGCGCACACGGTTCAAGCTTGAGCGTGTAGAGTCTGGTCAGTGGCGAGTCATCGACTTTGAAGAGGACGAGCACACTAACCCGACACCTATGTATCAAGCGATCCGTTGGGTTGCCGGTCGGGTGCTCTACGGAGCTTGACAATATCAACGGGAGGCTTTAGGGTCTCCCTCAATCGTAGGTTGGCCGAACGGTCAGGCGACGGTCTGCAAAACCGTTTAAGCGGGTTCGACTCCCGCACCTACGTCCATTTTTCATAACACAGCCTGAGGAGGCACATATCATGAGAAAGATTGAGAAAGAAATGAACTACGCAATATCGCAAGGCCGCAACTGGTCATCAGCTAACACGATGGTCAGGGTTGAGCCTGAGACTCGCTTGCGTAAAGTGTACCTGCACGGGCATCACATCGCTGACGTTGACGTATACAGCAGTGGTTGGGGTTGGTCTGGTCACGTCAAGCCGAACCTTGAGACGCTCGCTGACTGGCCTACCAATACGACCAAGTCACGCCTGAGAGCCCTTGGGGTTGATGTCTACACACGCAACCACACCACATACGTTGATGGAGTACCAGTAGTATGAAAACACTACACACAGCAAGATTTGAGGTCGGCATACACGACGACCGCAAGCACGGTTGGTTCGAGCATAACGAGCTAGGCGACGAGTGCGGAGGCGGTCTCTGGTTCGACAATGACGGAGCGTTGATCGACTATGACGGCGTGTACGAGCTACCCTCTGAAGTAGTTCAGGCTCTAGCCACAGAAGGGTTTGACGTGACGTATTGCACGGAGACAGACAATGACTGACCATGAACAACAGTACGACCCACAGCTTCAGTGGGTCATTGAGGAGGTGATCTTTGCGATCACTCAACAGAAGCAGACTGATGCTGTCTGGTTTGACGTCTACGAGACGATCACCGGCTCGACAGCAGATGAGGCTTGGGACGAATACCAACTGCAACAGCGAATGGATGCAGAGGGTGAAGCACGATACGAACAGGAGCAATATGATGCAGAACGACTTTATGACTGACCTTGAGGTCGATATCTACCTGTCTTGCGTTAATTTGGCGAAAGACATTAACGAGGAGCTTAACAGCATCGACGAGATGCTTGACATAGCTCTGTTTGATATCTTTTTGGAGTATGTACATGATTAAGCGAATCCATGTGAATCAGCACAACATCCGTGCTAACAGCAAAGGCGAGGATCTTCCGATCTTCACCGTCAAGACCTACAAAGAGAACCTTAAGGGAGATCGTGTCGTCATTAAGGGCGACTCTGAACTTGTCTACAGCCCTGACAAGCCTCTCTCATGTGGTGCAAAGGTCTGGATTGAGACAGAGGCAGACGTTGACGTTTACTTTGGCAACTGGAGGGTTACACGATGAACTTTGACGACTACAAATACAAAAGCGATTTGAACGACTACGTCAAGATCGACGAGCAGGACTTTGTTATTGTTCAAGAGTACACAGGTTATCGGACGATGGTCGTCACAGCCTCAAGCCTTCAAGATGCGATTGACCAGATTGAAGCAAAGGACGAGACTAACGTACACACATACGCAGAAGACGACCAAAACAATGTCCACGGGAGAGTTGTCAGCGCAAAGGTCATGGATTATGAACAAAGTACCACCAGTCGAGCGTGACCTACTCACAGGAGGTCTCACGATGTCCTGTGCATCGCTCTGGTGTCAATTCCTCTCTGAGGAGTTCGATTGGCAGGGTAATAGGTCACTATCAGAATATTACAAACGTCGAGCACAGGAGCTTTCTGTGGCTCCTAGCGGCTCTTTACATGATCGTCGGCTAGAGGAGGCCATCAAGACATGGAAACGATGAACTTATTCAACCTGATGGTCATCTTGACAGGTTGGACAGTAGCAATGGGTGTTGGTGCTTTTCTTGCATGGTTATTTTACGAGAGGCATGATGACTGAACGACAGGAAGATCAAGCAGTCTCTGAGTTGATTGTTGTCTTGACGCTCTTAGGGACTGCTTTAGTGGCTGTGGTAACAGTCTGTTTGATTGAAGGTATATACTTAAGTATTAAAGATTTCTTAGAGGACTAAACGATGAGATGTAGAGCGTGTAATGTTGAACTGAGTGACTATGAGTCGACCTTGAAAGACAGCCAAGGTGATGGTTACTTTGATCTGTGCTTAGAGTGCTTGACTGCAACTAGACAAGCAGTGTTTGACTCTGA